GCGGCTGGGTAGCCGTCGCAGTTGAACATTGTGACCCGGCCGTCGTCGACGGCATAGCCGTATTCGCCGTCCTCCGTAAAGTGGGTGACGGCGTCCTTGTCATAAAAGGTCTGGGTGAAGACTGAGGCGGTCACTTCGTTTTGGATATTCTCATTCATTGCTGCGCTCCGTTGGTTTTGGCGAGGACTCTTTCCCCACCGGCAATAGGGATAATAGTCACTTCTAGGCTGCTGTCAATCATATTTTTGATTATTTTGCGACTATTTTTCAATTAGTACGATATAAACGCCCTCGCGACCATCATAAAACCGAATGCCCTTGGCCGATCGGATCGCCCTGGTATTGATACGAAAGTCGCACTCGTCCTGCGCCAGAGCCGCTGCCTCAAGCGTCCGGCGAGGCCGGGCGATGCGCTTATTCTCATATCGGGCATACTGGACCGTGCGGTCTCCCGGGATGTATGCGATCATGCGGGTTTGTTTTTTTATGTAGTTCACTCGTGGTCTCCTTGTAGCCATGCCTCCATCGCCGCCCATGCGGCCTCCCATCCCAGCGCGACGCATACATACGCGCCCGCCTCTTGTGCTGCTTCTAGCCAGGCGAGTTGATGCTTGCTCCACCGGCTCTTGGTGTGGTCCCTGCGCTTGAGCTCGCAGCAGAACGTCTGTGCGCCGGGTATGATGATATCTGGTGCGCCGGGCGACATGCCCTCTAGCTTCTCCCGTGTGGCCTGTCTGGCGTGCCGCTTGCGCTCGTTTCTGGGGTGCAGCGCTATCCTGCCGAGGCCGGGGTGTCTGGCGCGCAGTTGGTTGAAGAATGTCACCTGCTCAGCGGCCTCCAGGGGGCAATCTCCGCGGTAGGCCGCGTCTCCGTATACGGTGAGCCATGCGGGGAATTTCATGAGGCTGCCTCCTCTAACTCTAAGAACCTATCCAGGGTATCCACTGGCCTATCTACATCTATCAGGTCCCAGAACATCCCTTTTTTCCTGTACGTAACTGTGGTCGGGTGGGACATTTTAGACCGATTCCAGCCTCCCACTTTTGCTTCCATTGCGTCATGCTTGTTGTTGACCCAGTCGGACACCCCCTCCCCATACGCAAAATAACAAGTAAAAGACCTCCGTGCACCTCCGGACTCTCGCGGCATCGTGGTGATATCTATCCTAATAGTTGGGTTTCCGTTCGTCCTGGACACGTATTCTGTATCTACTTCCCACGTCAACACAAGGTCAGTTTGAACGAGTGTGGGGTCCTTTTTGCGGCGGGCATACTCCCGCTTTAGCTTCGTGTTTGGGTCAATCAACTCACGGTTGCAGCCCTGGCAGTGCCGAGCAGATATGTCATTTTCTCCACCGCACCCCCGGCATATTTTGTAGCTCCACCTGTAATCGCACTGATACAGCTCCCCGCCCCGAACATAGTGACACTGGCAGCGCCTCGTGAAGTGCCCAGGGGTCGGCTTATACACAGTTCCTACATCCTCACCGCCCCAGACCTCCCGTGCGATTCTCATGCCCGATATGTCCACAAGGTAGCCGAACTCGTCCATGCTCAGGCCCTTGGTGTCTTTTGTAGGGCGCAAAACAACCTTGTTCTCTCCAGCGCACTGTGGGCATATTATCTCTGCTGTTTTCGATTCTTTTTTGTCTTCTCCGGCTACAATTCTAGGGTCGAATATATCTCCGTCATGACATAGTTTTTCAATGTTTCCCGCATAATCAAGGACCAGGCAGTCGCGTTTCCCGTCAAGTTTGCGCAGCCCACGTCCTACCATTTGCTGTAGTAGCGCAGCGGACTCCGTACGTCGCAATAACGCGACAACATCGACGTGGGGCGCGTCAAACCCCAGCGCGAGCACCTCCACGTTGACCAGGTATTTGATATCACCAGACTTAAAGCGCCGTACAATATTTTTTCTTTTGCCCTTAGGAGTTCCACCAGTCAGTATATCACTAGACCCTTCTGGCAGGGACTCCAGTATCTCATAGGCGTGGTGCACAGACGCTGCAAATAAGATCGCACCACGCCTGACTTCCCGCTCAGATATCGCCACTACCTCGCGCACTAGGCTTGCTGTCAGGCGTTCTTTCCCCTCGTATGTCTGCCGGATAGACTCCCCGGTGAACTGCCCTGTGCGGCTCTTTTTAAGGCCGCTGGTGTCATAGCCTTCTTCGCTTGGAGCGCCTATAACAACAGGGCATAAGTAGCCGTTATCTATAAGATCTCCAGCCTCTATCTTATAGACCAAACGAGTAAAATACGGCGGCATATCTACTGGGTATAAAGTGCGGTGTCCCCGTTCGTCTATCTGGTATATGACGCTCTCGCCGAGCCTGTATGGGGTCGCTGTAAGCCCCACAACGCGGACACCTGGGAAGTGCTCCCTGACGGATGCCACAATGGATTTAATCGTTGGGGTGATGCGGTGGCACTCGTCTATGATGATCGTGGATACCTGGTTGGATATCAGGTCGATGCTGTTTTTTATGCTCATTGGCGTAGAGAATATGACAGGCTCAGACGTGTCTTTTTCGCCCAGGGAACTAGAAAAAATGCTAGCTGGAGCACCAGTCCCCGATGTATACTTCTCGAAGTTTTGAGAGACGAGCTCCCCCCTTGGCGCAATAACCAACACTTTCCAGGTGGCACTGCTGTCAACAGCAATGTCGGCTAAACTCGCAATTATAAAGGATTTTCCAGCTCCCGTCGGCGCCTCTATAACACACGGTAGGGGCGTCTCTTCCATCCACTCAACCGCTGCCCTCACTGCGTCTTTCTGGTATGGACGAAGTTGCATCAACTCAGCCTCCAATGCTCGCTGGACTTCCCGCGGTACGGCTCAAGGTCCAGGTCTGGCAGATGCTCCTTGATCACCCTGGAGTATGCCACGCGCCCCTTGCGGACCACGCGAGTGAGCTTTCGGCCATGGACTGTGGCGTCTTTCCCGCCGGTCAGGGCGACCAGGTTCTTTTTGATCTCGTTGGCTTCTTTATTAGCGGTCTTTGCGACCTCTTGAGCCAGATCATAGGCGTCTAGCAGCTCGCGTGCTTCGTCTGTGTCGATCGTCTTAGTGATCGGCTCCAGGTGCTCGTCTGGGGTCAATATGGCGAGCTCATAATCCTTATAGAACCGGCGAAGCTCAGGCAGTATCTCAGACACATAGTCCGGGTCGTACTGGACCACGTCTAACTTCTGTGCGCCTTGAGCCCACTGATAGAAAACGCAGTGACCTCGACCGGTTACATACATTTGCCACTGCATCTGCGCGAAGTAGTGCGGCTGGTCCTTCAGGTCCAGAAACTCGCTCGGGTCGTCAATGTCGCGCCGGCTGTACGGGCATTTTATCTCTATCAGACCATCATCACCCAGGTAGCCGTCTGGGCTCGCGCCGGACCATCCGCCGAGGCGCTCAAAGAACGCGGGCTCCACATCCACGCCTGTGTCAAGCTCATAGAACGCCCGCGCCTCCTCTTCCATCGCGGTACCGTACTCGGTCGCAATGTTGCCCGTGAACTCGCTCTCCGCGCCATGGTACTCACGCACCATCGCGCGCAACACGTCCTCTCGGGTGCGGTGCGGGTCGATTCCCAGGATCGCCCCCACCTTGCTGGCGGTCACCCGGCCCTTTCGGGCCGCGAACCACTCGGGTGATTGTTGTGTTTTCATGGCTCACTCCCATCAAAAAGGGATCTCATCATCCTCAAAGGATTCGACTTTTGGCGGCTCTGACTTCGGTTGTTCGCCTTCGTAGGACCCTCGATTTGACACCGCCCGGACCCAGTTACCCTTGCGGTCGTTGATCTCCCAGACCGACACCTCGATCATCATCGGTTTGGAGATGAGCGCTGCCTGGAGGGTCGCGTCGTTTAGCTCGGTATCTGCGGGCAATTTGGCGATCTCCCCGCCGCAGTTGTGGTCTATCGCGGCCAGCATCTGCCAGGCACGGTCCTTCTTTTTGGGGTCGTTGATTCTAAGCTTCTGGAATACAACGCGTTTTTTGAACTCATCGGGGGCGTGGACGCGCCACATGAGGTTAATATAGTCGTCCTCGTCCCACTCGGGCCTAAACACGTGCTTGGCACTCTCGATATAGGCCAGGAGCCTCGTCACTTCTGGGATGGGCTCCTGGCCTATCTCGAAGTCTCCATCTGTGCTGGTCTTAGTCGATGTTTTGCTGTCAAAATATGTGCTCACTTCTCACCTGCCCCGGGAACTATCCCTGCTAGTGGGTTTTCACCCTCGTTGAGTAAAATTTCCTTCTCGATGCCAAACCGGTTTTTAGACACATGCGCCACGCTGGACTGCATCTTGAGGATGCGCTGGCCGCTGGTCGTCGCCTTGCCCGGCCCGTCGTCGTCGCCCCGGATAAACCGCTCAATCGCGATCATCCCCACGGCGTCCACGTCGTCGACATACGGCTGCATTGAACGGCTGCCCAGGCGCAGGCTTAGACGCGTGTACGGCTCGCCGTCCGGCGGGTCGATCGTCTCGGTGTCGGTGTGCGCGATGAATACCACGGCCATGCCGCGCTTATCCCGCAGGATGCCCGCAGCCTTACGCACACGGGCGTGCATCGCAGCGACCTTGCGCAAACCCGCGCCGTAGCCGCCAAGCGCCTGGTTGATGCTCTTCGGCTCCTTGGGGTCTGTGTCGACCACGTGCTTTATGAACACCGCCTCCAGGGCGGTCACGCTGTCGATCACGAGCGTCTTATAATCGTGCTCTTCTTTTATGAGCGTGCTCAGTTGGTTGTATACGTCGTCAGGGGATGTGACGACGGGGAAGGCATCCGGGCGCTCAGCGTCCGGGATAGACTGCATGCCGTCCTCGGCTCGGATAAATATCCCCTTTGGGAAGGTGCCAGCGAAGCGGGTCTTACCAACCCCCGCCTCGCCTGCGACTGTGATGATCGCCGGCTTGTCCGCCGGCTTGGATATGGTGTCTAGCAGGCTCATTCTCGCTCCTGTTTGTAATCTGCAACGTCTTGCTCACGATAAAACCGCTGCCCGTCGACATATAGCGGTTCTGGGCCGACCTTCTCGTACGGCCATTTTTTAGCCCAGTTGGCTAGTGTCTGGGGCGATACCTCCAGTTCTCGGGCGGCTCGGCCAGACTTTATCAGGTTGTCTATATTTACGCGGCTCACTTCATCTCCTTGTGTTGAGTAACCCATTAACCGCACCCTGCTTATAGGTTGTCGGTTTGCTATTGTCAATCGAATACCTGTGTTTAGACAGTAAAATATTTCACTGTGCTTCTCCCACCGCGCCCATAGGTGACTTTTCTGACCTCTAACTTGTCCTGGTTGACCAGCGCCGCGAGCGCCTGTGTGACAATATTGGGCGACCATTTGCGGCACCTGTTGCGGATCTTTCCTATTGTCTCGCCGTCTTCGCCAATAACCTCCATGATTCGCGAGTACACCGCTGTATCGGAGTCTTTCTCGGTCGCCTGGACCATCCGGCACTTAGATTTTATGTCCCTATCGACCCACGCCCACGCCCACTTTACATGCTCCGCTGTACGGACGCCGCTTGGCATCGCTAGGATGGTCGACACCTTGCCCACAAGCTCATACCCCCGGCGCGGTATCGCCGTTAGCCCGGTGGACTCGTTGTGCACCTCTGCGAGATGCCAGAAGTGGTCGATTACGTCCCCAAGCAGGTCTGCTGCCTCGTCGGTCGTGCTGATCCGGTCTGTCGACCCAACGCGCTCCACCCGCCCCCCAAGATCTGCCTCGCCTGGTGCGTACAGTTGACGCAGCGAGAAGGCCAGGCGGTCCATATGGCCTCTCCCCGTATCGGTTGGTCGGGTGTATTTCGGGTTGTCGTCTTTCTCACGGAAGATCATCGCCCGGCCCAAGAACCCCGCGGTGGCCATGTTGTGCGTCAGTAGACTATCGAACACAACCGGCGTGGTGAGCCCAAACACGCTCAAATAAGGCCGCTCTATCCCCACCCGGGCACTGTCTACGCGGCGTTCTATTTCTCGAAGCTTCTCGTCGCCTGCGTCCTCACCGTGC